ATGATATAATCACCGACTGGAGTGAAGGTATGAATGCAAATGGTATAGGAGTTATCAATTCTGCCCTATTAGTTGGGCACGATGAAGCTGAAAAAAAATTGGTTAAAAAGGTTGGTAAACCTGGACCAGATGGTGACAAAATGAGAAACATCATTAAACAACCTACACTTAAACAGGCAATCAAAGCAGCACTTACATATAAGGGTAAGAGTTCATTATCTTTAAAAGGTCATACATTTGTATCATCTCCAAAACATATGGTTAGTATCGAAACTACATCAAAGCATACACCGGATGTAAAATTACAGAATACTGAAAGTCCTGTAGTTAGAACTAATCATGGACATGTATTTACAGATGCAGGATATACAAACGGAATTAAGTATCTATCTTCTAAGATGAGAAAAACAACTGCTGAAAAATCGGTAGATAAGGTAAGTGATTGGACAGAGATAGCTGCGGCAATGAGAAAAGAATTTTTTAAAACAGATTCACAATTAAATATGAGAAGACAAAGTGATGAAATGTGGACATCTTCTCAAACTGTGATGAATCTTACTGATAGAATACTACAGATAAATTACTTTGAAAGCAAGGTAGAATCATTTGAAGGAGTTAGAAGCGAATTACCAGACGGATATACTCCTAAGATTAAGATTGAGGTTGTAAAATTACCTTAATCTCATTTTCCATAATATATATAGATATACAAAATAGGTTATATGGCTAAAGAATTTAGAAAAGATTTAATGCATAAAACCCGCCGAGAATTGGTGGATTTTGTGTTTAGAGGGGAAGACCCATCAAAAGCGTTTGGTTATGAAAAATCTAATCCTCATATCAAAAGAGAGGTTGGTGAAGTATGGGAAGATGATATCTACCGATACGAACAGAAAGAAGGATTCGTACTAAAAACAGGTAAGAATCACGAGGCATTTCAATCAGCAAGAGAATTTTTAAGAGAACAGGATAATTGTAAAAATTCAGATTGCAAAAAAGAAAAGTATGGGCCTAACGATAAAATTTTAATTAAACAATCTGGATTTTGTATTGACTGTAATATAGAAATGGATACCGAAGCGACTAAGCTAGGAGTGTTTGAAGAGTATAAAAACTATAGAATATTTAATAGAGCAATTGCTAAGGCAAAAGAAGCTAGAACTCAAATAGAAAGTGGTATAAAAGAACTTAAACCTCAATATGAGTATATCTTAGAAAACGGACAAACTGAGATATGGCATTTACCAAAACCAATGGATGAAATGAAAGCTGATATGGAATTAGAAATTGCTAATATTGATAAAGGATTGTTAGAATTGGAAGAAGATATAGTTATATATGATAAAAAGTTAAGAGAACTTAACAACCCTATCATAAACAGAATTTTTAATGCAGGATAAACAATTATCTTTAAAGGATGTAATCAGACAAGAGTATGTTAAATGTGCGGCAGACCCCGTATATTTCATGCGTAAGTATTGTAAGATTCAACATCCTACAAAGGGTAAGTTAAGGTTTGAGTTATTTCCATATCAGGAAAAAACTTTATTACAATTTAAAGAACATCGATATAACTTAGTTCTTAAATCCCGACAAACGGGTATCTCCACATTAACCGCAGGATATTCTTTGTGGAAGATGATATTCAATCAGGATTATAATGTACTTGTAATTGCGATTAAGCAGGAGGTTGCTAAAAACTTAGTAACTAAGGTAAGGGTTATGTATGATAACTTACCGAGTTGGTTAAAGGTAGCGACACAGGAAGATAACAAACTATCACTTAGATTAGTAAATGGTTCACAAGTAAAGGCAATTCCATCTTCACCTGATGCAGGTCGTTCGGAAGCCTTATCACTATTGGTTGTCGATGAAGCGGCTTTCGTACCGGATATTAATGAGATTTGGGCATCAGCAACTCCGGCCCTATCAACGGGTGGAGCTTGTATAGCACTTTCTACACCGAATGGTGTGGGTAATTGGTTTCACAAACAATGGGTAGGTTCAGAGGAAGGAACAAATGAATTCAACCCAATCTATCTGCATTGGACAGTTCATCCTGAAAGAGACCAAAGATGGAGAGATGAGCAAACGAAAGTATTAGGAGAGAAGTTGGCAGCACAAGAGTGTGATTGTGACTTTATATCTTCTGGAGATACAGTAATTGCTCCTGAAATCCTAATGTGGTATAAGGAAACATTTGTTAAAGACCCGGTTGAAAAAGGTGGCTGGGATGGAAATTATTGGAAATGGGAATATCCTGACTACAATAAATCTTATATGGTTGTAGCCGACGTTGCCAGAGGTGATGCATCGGATTACTCCGCTTTCCACGTTATGGATGTGGTTAATAATGTGCAGGTTGCGGAATATAGAGGTAAGATAGATACAAAGGAATTTGGTAATTTCTTAGTTTCAGTTGCAACAGATTACAATAATGCACTATTAGTTGTGGAGAACGCAAACATTGGATGGGCGGCATTACAACAAGTAATAGATAGGGGATACAACAATGTATATTATCAAACATCGGATTACAAATATATTGATGTAGAAAAACAATATACTAACAAATACGGAGCAGAAGATAGAAGACAGGTAGCAGGATTTACAACATCAGCTAAAACTCGTCCTCTTATGATTTCCAAATTAGATGAATATTTTAGAGAAAAATCGGTTGTAATCCAATCGATGAGAACAATTGATGAGCTATTTACCTTTATATGGTACACCAACAGAGCAGAAGCTATGAGAGGTTATAATGATGATTTAACAATGTGTTTGGCAATTGGGTTATGGGTGAGGGATACCGCACTACGTTTAAGGCAAGAAAGAATGGATTTAGTTAAGCAAGGATTAAACTCTTTTTCATCAACTGGAGTGGATGCTGGAGTGTATAATCATCAATCTTTCCAAAGAAATCCATATGAAATGGATTTAGGTATGGAAAAAGAAGATGTAAGATGGTTATTTTAATATTTATATTAAGTTTACCTATATAATAGTGTTTTTAGAGTAGATTTAATATATATATGTATATATAGTGTAGTTTTAAGGATTATAGAAAATAAATAAAAAAATGGCAGAACAAAGTAATTCTTTTTTTGATAGATTACGAAAGGTATTTTCTACCGGAGTAGTTGTTAAAAAAGAAGGTAATAAGACTAGGGTCGTAGATACTGAAAACAGTCAGCAAGTAACAAACCTTAAATCTTTAAAGGATAGATTTTATAGATTGCAAACTGGGTACACTCAGGATGTATATCAAACCCAATTATCATATCAGGTAATTCGTAGAGAATTATTTTTAGATTATGATGCAATGGATAATGACCCAATTCTATCATCAGCATTGGATATCTATGCGGATGAATCAACTACAAAAAATGAATATGGTGATGTACTTACCATAAAAACAGAAAACCAACAAGTTAAAGAGGTATTAGAATCTTTGTTCTACGATACAATGAACATAGAATTTAATCTTTGGCCGTGGGTTAGAAACCTTTGTAAATATGGTGATTGTTTTATCACATTGGAGATTGCGGAAGGAGAAGGGGTTATAAACGTACACCCTCAATCAGTTTACTATGTAACAAGAACTGAAGGATTAAACGACCCACAGAGAATTAACAGAAAAGAGCAAGGTATTAAATTCACAGTCGACCCGGATAAATTTGGTAAGCATGAGTATGATAACTTCGAGATGGCTCACTTCCGTTTATATTCAGATACCAACTATCTACCTTATGGTAAATCGATGTTGGAAAATGCAAGAAGATTGTGGAAACAAATTACATTGATGGAAGATGCGATGATGATACATCGTATTATGAGAGCTCCTGAAAAGAGAATATTTAAAATTGATATTGGTAGTATTCCTCCACAAGAGGTTGATAACTATATGCAGAAGATTATTAATAAGATTAAGAAAACTCCGTTTCAAGACCAAAAGACTGGAGATTATAATCTTAAGTATAATATGATGAATATCACAGAAGATTTCTTTATGCCTGTAAGAGGTGGGGATAGTGGTACATCAATTGATACATTAGGAGGATTACAATACACTGCGATAGAGGATATTGATTACTTAAAAGCTAAACTATTTGCGGCACTTAAAGTTCCAAAGGCTTTCTTAGGATACGAAGAGGATATCAATGGTAAAGCTACATTAGCAGCGGAGGATATCCGTTTCGCTAGAACAATCGAAAGAATACAAAGAGTGGTAGTATCCGAATTAACTCAGATAGCTATTGCACATTTAATTGCACAAGGAGTTGAGGGAATGGATGCGGTTGATTTCAAATTGGAATTAACTAACCCATCTACAATCTATGAGCAAGAGAAAATCAACCTATGGGCTGAGAAAGTTAGATTGGCAACTGATATGAAAGCATTGAAGATGTTATCTAATGATTGGATTTATCAAAACATATTTAAACTTTCTACTGAAGAAATTGATGGAGAAAGAACAAATGTAGTTTACGATACATTTGATTTAAACCGATTAAATAAGATTGAGCAAGAAGGAGTAGACCCATACGAAGAACAACCTCAGCAACCGGAAGGTGGGGAACAAGCTGCTGAGGGAGAACAACCCGCTGAAGGTGAACAACCTGAAACTGGAATGATGGCTGAGCCAGCCGATGAACAACCTACACAGGAGGCGACTGATGCTAGTGCAGAGAATGGTAAATTGGGAGGTAGACCTCAATTGACAGGAGATAACGGCACAGATGATAATGCGTTCGGAAGAGACCCGTTGGGTAAAGCAGATATCACTCGTAACTTTGGAAGAGAAACCCGTCATAGTAGAATAGGTGAAAAACTTAAAAGTATTGCTGATAAAGATAAGAAATTAAGAGATGCGATACGAAATAAAATTAAATCAAATAACGCTAGAAAAGAGGGTAAAAAGATTATAAGCGAGGATATAAACGGATTAAATGATGATACGGGTTCACTATTAGATGATAAAAATATCTTACCAGATGTGTAAAAATCACTTATCCAAAGTTTCCTAATATTTATAGAAGTAATATTTACATATATAGTAAAGAAAAAACAATAAATTCTGATGAAAGTTAAACACTCAAAGTTTAAGAATACTGCTATTTTGTTTGAACTACTTGTCAAACAAATTACACACGAGGTATTATCAAATTCGACAAAAAATGTATCTGAGAAGATTATAAAGGAGTTTTTTAGTTCAAACAAAGAGTTGGCTAAAGAA